GGGCAGAGAAAAAACTAAGACAAGCAGGTGAAGAATTTGATTTAGATGATGCATGTCAACCAGGCTATAAAGCAATAGGATTAAAAACTAAAAACGGACGTAAAGTTCCTAACTGTGTTCCTATTGATAACTTTAATGAAGCATTATTTGAAGAATTCCTAAAAACAGAAGCATTTAATATTGTAGATAGAATAGAAGGTGTACCTGTTTACTCTATGAAGGAGGAAGCAATAGCTAAAGCTAAAGAATTAGGATGTGAAGGATATCACGAACACACTTTAGCATCAGGTGAGATTGTTTTTATGCCTTGTTCTGAACATACAGAAGCTACTGACAAAGTATTATCAGAAACATTTGATGATATGGGAAGTGAAGAACAAGATGCAATTATCAACGCTTTAGATAACGTGGGAATTAGCGATGAAGAAATGTTAGGCGCCGGCTATATTGAAGTCGATAAGGACGCGTTTTATAGACAGGCATTTGCGCAAATTATCACCACACCCAATAAACCATCTCAAGCAGACTTTGGTAATCTAGCTGTAAGATACAAGTATACAGGACCTAAAGATAATAGAAATAGAAAATTTTGTGCTCGTTTAATGAGCTTAAATAAAATATTTAGACGTGAAGACATCAACAACCTATCAATCACAGGAGAAAATGTTGAATTTGGAATCTACGACATCTTTAGATATAAAGGTTCATACAACTGCAGGCATTACTGGGCGGAGAAATTCTATAAACGAGACAGCTCTATTTCAACAGCTAAAAGAGCACTTGCAAACTCTAACAGAATTTTAGATGGCACAACTACTAATACTGCTGTAATACAAAAATCAGGTAAATCAGATTCAGTACCTGGATTAGCTAAAACATCATTTGCTGCGCTTGATGAAAAACAAATGTTAGTAGGTCCATTAATGGTACCAAATAAACTTATTCCTCGTATAGATGAAGATGGTAATGAATACTATGTTTACTTTACTGAGGATACTATCAAGAAACTATCCTACAAGATGATGAAGGATAAACTGATTGATTCTGTAAACATTGAACACGATAATAGTGATAAAGTAGATGATGCATTCCTAGTAGAGACCTGGTTAATTGAAGATGATAAAACTGATAAATCCAGAAAATATGGTTTTAATTTACCTAATGGAACCTGGATGGGAATGTATAAAATAGATAATACCAGAATCTGGGAAGACTATGTCAAAACAGGATTAGTAAAAGGATTTAGTGTCGAGGGTTTCTTTGAACAATATGCTATGTCTAAAACTAAATGCCGTAAAAACGGAGGTTGTGCCTGTGGTAGAACTGAAAATCCAAATGGACTATGTGATGGTAGTCATTTAAAATAAGAAACATTATGCCACTCCCTACTCCCAAACCATTCGAACGACTAGACAAATATCTCAATAGATGTATTCCAGTAGAAGTTGAAGCAGGTAAATCACAAGCTCAAGCAGCAGCCATTTGTCGCACCAACTATCTCTCTTCTAAGTAACATTATATTCAGAAGGTATCAACTTTATTTTGGTTCTCCAAGTTATTTTTACAAATTACCTTGGAGGTTTTCCTTGATATTTATAATCAGCAACGCCATAGGGTGTTGTTTCATTTATTAATAATATAATAAAAAACTTATGACTTCAAATGAATTAAGAGACTTAGTCAAGTCACATTTCAATTTAGTTGAAGCTGAAGTAACCACACCCGAAAGTATGGAAGAAGTAGTAGAAGAAACATTTGGTTCATTAAAGGACGTAAATGGTGCTTTCACTATCAAATTCCCAGGTGATTCATTACAGGTTGGAGATAAAGTAACTGTTGTTACTGCTGAAGACCAAGAAATGGATGCTCCTGATGGCGAGCATGAACTTGAGGACGGAACCAAAATTGTAACCAAAGACAGTGTTGTTGAGGAAATTATGGGTGCCGATGGTGAAAAAGCATTAGCTGAAGAATTAGTACCTGGTGAGACTCCATCTGAAGAAACAAGCGAAGAATTTGATGCAAGAACTGATGCCGAGGAAGAAGGCTATAAGGACGGTATCAAAGATGCAGTTGAAGACATTAAAGAAGCTATCTCTGAAGTAGAGAAAACTGAAATGATGGATGTAGAAGGTATCGTAGAAGCAATTGTTTCTGAGGTTAAAGAAGAAATGGGGAAAATGAAAGAAAAAATGGCTGAATTAGAAGAAGCAGTAGCTAAAGTGATGGATGTTCCAGCAGCTGAAGCAACAATGATGTCTTCTAAACCAGCTCCTAAAGCTAAATTTTCAACATTTAATGTAGAGGCTGCAGCAAATGCAGACAGAATTAAAGCCGCAATGGCACAACTTAAAACTAAAAACAAATAATCATGGGATTAGACGTAACCGCACTTAGTGACTTCAATAACGAAGTAGCAGGTGAATTAGTAGCAAAAATGGTATACGGTGGAAGTACCATGGAATACATCACAATTAAAGAAGGTGTTAAATTCCAAGAGCCTATCAACCTTATGGAGGTAGATTTACAGATCCAATCAGGAACTTGTGTATCTAACCCTTCTGGTTCATTAGACTTTTCACAAAGAAACATTACAGTATGTCCACGTACCTCATTTGATGGTATCTGTCTTAAAGACATGGATCGTACTTATTTAGGAATTTCAGCTCTAGAAAGAGGTTCGTACAACGAAACATTCGCTCTAGCAACTAACTACTCTGAATTGTTAGTTAACCAATTCCAAAAAGCAAATGACTCGTTCTTATGGACGCAAACTTCAGGTTCACTTTCATGTGCTTCTGATGGTTTGAAGCAAATCATCTCAGGTTCAACTACTGGTGTAGTAGTAGCTGGTACAGGTGCAGCAACATTAGCTAACTTAGAAACAATGCTTGAAGCATTATCTGATGACGTAGCAGATCGTGATGATCTTACTTACTTCATGTCAGTTTCTAAATTCCGTGCATTGATTGCTCACATCCGTACACAAAATAACTTCTACTTTGATCCAGTAAGTGTTCAAAACAGAGGTGGTATCTTGGAAATTGGCATGCCATTCCAAAATGCTAAAATTGTAGGTACAACTGGTTTGAACGGTTCAGCAAGAATCGTATTAGGACCTGCTAAGCAAATTGTTGCTGGTACTGATTTGATGAGCGATTTCTCTGAGTTCCAATTATGGTATGATATCAATTCAGACCAATTGAAACACAGAATCTCAACTAAACTTGGTGTAAACGTAGCTTATCCAGAGTTCTGGGTATCTAACGACGTAGCCTAATAATAACCCTTAATAAAGGAGGGGATGAAATACTCCCCTCTAATATTAATTAAACCAGAATAATATGTCAACATGTGATATTACATCAGGATTTACGCTCGGCTGTAGAGATAATACAGGCGGTATTGCTAACTTATATATCCTATCTGGTTCTATTACCAGCGTTACAGACGCAAGTGAAGGGTTAATTTCAGGTATTACCGGTTCAGGTGAATTTTATAAATTCGAGTTGTTCCGTCAAACTTCAGATTTTACTGAAGCGATAACCTCAACTCCTGAAAACGGAACTGTATTCTATGAGCAAACACTTCAAGCTGTTTTCTTTAAATTACAGTCTTCTACTCGTAACCAAGTTAAAGTATTAGCACAAAATCCAAATTTAAAAGTAGTTGTTGAAACTAATAACGGAACAGTTGATGGCGTAGGTCGTTACTGGTTATTAGGTGAAGACAGAGGTATGCAGTTGTTATCCGGTACAGGAGCAACAGGTACTGCATTTGGAGATTTAAATGGCTATTCTTTAACCTTCACAGGTCAAGAACCAAATCCAGCTTCTGAGATTTCAGGTAGCTTAAGTGGCTCCCTTAGTGGAATCACGCTTGGATAATAAAATCAATTAGAAATGGGGTTATGGCTTATGCTGTAACCCTATTTTTTTTATAGAAGATATGCTACAATTTAACAAGTCCCTTGCCACCAACACAAATGCTGCGTATATTAATACGGTAAATACAGCATCAGGATACTATGATGATTTAGTAGTCGTTTACTCTCAGTCTTATGACAATAGTAATGGGACATTTAAAGTAACAACTACATCATCTCCTACCCAATATAAAAATTGGTTAGTGTTTTCAAATACAGGTAGTTTAGTCCCTAGTTATACAGGACAATACGATGTAGATATTTACACAAATGAAGAAATAGCAGCAGTTTGGAATCAAGTAGCTGTTGCTTGGGATTCTTATAATGAAATATGGGATGATGCAGGTGAAGAACAACCTATTGATTTAATTTACTCAGATAGAGCTTGGGTATCAGGTAGCAACAATGTAGATATAACTCAATATGTATCGCCAAACGAGAACGGAACATATACAACATACAATGGATAAACTAAAATTTGCAAATATTAAAAAAGAGTTTAATTCTCGAATTAATATTTTAGAAAAAAATACAGACCAATACGTTAAATTCGGTCAGTATAACTCATTTCCAAACGATTTAATTGATCTTTATAATAACTCATCTATTCACAATACGTGTGTAAACGCAATTGTAGATGGTATTGTAGGTGAAGGTTTAACAGCAGATCCTGAATTTGTTTTAGATAAAGCTAATTCATCAAGCGAATCATGGAATGATGTATTTAAAAAAGTAGCTCAAGATTACAAATTGTATGGTGGTTTCGCAATGGAGGTTATTTGGAATAAATCCAGAACAAAAATTGCTGAAGTATACCACATTGATTTTTCGTGGTTAAGAGCAAAAGAAAAAAATTACAGAGGACAAATACCGGGATATTACGTAAGTGATGAGTGGAATGAGCAGTACCGTTACGGACAAGCTCCAATCGATGAAATGCCGTATTTACCAGTATTTAACCCTGAAAAAAATATGGAGGAGCCAAAACAGATTTATGTTTTCAATCCTTACCGTCCAGGACAAAAATATTACCCATTACCTGATTATGTAGGTGCTTTGAGAGTAATTGATTTGGATACAGAGGTAGATAACTTCCATATTAACAATATTCAAAACGGTTTAGCACCGTCATTAATGGTAACAACGTTTACCAATGCTAACGAGGAGGAAAGAGAAGCAATAGAAAGAATGCTTCAACTACAATATGCAGGTACTAACAATGCAGGTAACTTAATGTATATTGACGTAGATTCTCCAGAAAATGCTCCTAAAGTAGAACCGATACCACAAAACGGAGCAGATGGTTATTATACAACTATAAACGATATGGTAACGCAGAAAATATTAACTGCTCACCGTATTACCTCACCTATGATTTTAGGTATTAAAACTGCGGGTCAATTAGGAGGTAGAGATGAAGTAACAGATGCTTACTTATTATTAGTAAACACAGTAATAAGACCATTCCAACAAGATATTTTACAGGTAATAGAAGATTTACTTGAATATATGTACCCAGAATTAGACATTACTGTAGGTGTTCAACAATTAAAATTATTTACTGATGGTTCAGAAGATGTAGATGTAGTAACTTCTATTGATGCTGAAGTAGGTGATGATAGTGAATTAGAAGCTGAAATTGAAACAGCAGATAGAGAAGCAGGTGTTAATGAAAATGAACCAATAACCGAATTACCTTTAGCATGACAAATACCTTAATCATATCAGAAGCTAAATTACGTCAATTCACAGATCTAAATGATTCTGTGGATACGGAATTGCTAAAAAACGCAGTTAGAACTGCTCAAGACATTACTATTCAACGTGTAATTGGAACTAAATTGTATCAAAAAATCTTAAGTGATATTGATGCAAGTACTTTAACAGGTGTTTATTTAACATTAGTAGACGATTATATACAGGACTTCCTTTTATACGCGGCCTATTATGAAGCATTAGAGGCAATTTATATACGCCCACGAAATAACGGTCTTCTCACACCAACTGGTGGTGAAAATAGTATTGAAGTAGACAGATCATTATTTAACGTAAAAAGACAAAATACAGAAAATAAAATGATGTTCTATGCTGATAGATTATCAGCTTACTTAGCAGAAGAACAAGCATTATTTCCTGAACTAAACACAAATAATAAATTATACGAGATGTGGCCTGATTACTCGTCACAATATCGTTCACCAATTGTATTTGGTAGAAATGCTCGTGTTGGAGCTCATTACGAACAAGCAAAAGAAGCAGGTTTACGTATAACGGATTCGAAATATTCACAATACCCTTGGGGTTCAAATATAAAGTAAGATGGGAAGAAATTTAGGACCATTAAATATTAAAGACAGCTATGAAGGATTAGTCCAGATTAGTGGTAGTAGTAGAGACACACTTACAGATGGTAGTGGTAGTGTTATTACAAACTTAGATGTAACATCATCATTTGCATTAACAGCTTCATTTGCAGAAAATGCATTAACACCAAATCTACAATCTGTAACAACTGAAGGTAATACAACTACAGCAGGTATATTTGTTGAAGATACTTCAGGAACAGGTGATGATTCACTTATTGTTAAAGGTAACTTTGGCAATGCATTTGGAAAACTATACCAATCAAGTGGTGCTACAGTCATTGAAGCATCAGGTAGTGGTGCTAATGATGTTATTGTTAGAGTAAATGGGACTACAGTAGTTGATATTGATGAAACATTAATCAACTTTGAAGCAAATGTAGATGCATTAGGACAAAGTATTCAAGCAGCATCTTTTACAGGAAGTCTTAAAGGTAATGTAGATGGTGAAGCTTCAGATAGTGATAAATCAAACATTTATGGTGATAATACAGATGCAGAAAGACTATTAATATTTGTAAATGATAACCCAACAACAGGTGGTTCACAAGCAGAACAACTAAGAGGAGATACTAATAAAAGTATTACATATAACCCACTTCAAGAAAGATTAAC